CTGCCGTCCCGAAGGTACCCAGCAAGAAAGCAGAAAAGCAACCCATCAGACGAATAACGGAAATTAGGGAGTTTACTCCTAACCCCTCTTATCATCTGTTCGGAAGCCTCCTGCTCAGCCTCTACAGGTGGTATACACACGACCCGAGGACGATTAACCAGAGCATGATACACAACAGCTCTGTTTTTATCGAACTTGGGGCGCCGTAGTAGCTCGAACGGCACCTTGATGCCCGCGTCGTCTCCTTCATCGTAAGGTATGCCCAGAAAGCGGCAAATCCTACGTAAAGAAGAAACAACACGGTGCAATGGTACCTCATGTCGAGCACTCCATCTGTTAAGACGGTTGATTACTGAGTACACGTCACCAGAGGTCTGCAGAACTTGCAGATAAACACCTCTGATATTACGGCCCCGGTAAAAATCGGAACCGCATGACTCGCGGAAAAACCCTTCGTTGAAGGATTTATCACGGTTAACGCGAAATCCGAGAATGACAAGCACGTCAACCACGGCGTCGTAGACGCGATGATCGACAATGATATCATCCCCAAATACGGCAAAATTGCCGTGCGCGCGCTCTCGAGGTTTATGGATTTTTATCCCACAAATCCTGTAAGCGGCCGTGACTAAGGCGGAAAATATCATCGTCTGGAGAGGGAAAGTAAATCCATTCCCCATAGACGATATCATATGTAACTCTATTACTTGCCCATCTGGAAGCATGGTGAAAGGGCTACGACATCGAAGCAACCATTCTAACGGTTGCCTCGGGAGTATATCCCTAAGCATTGCAATAGAAATCGAGTCAGAAGCCGACGAGAGGTCGATAGTACCAAACGACCCGTCAACAGACCCAATCTGAGACAAGGCAATGTTGTGATCGGGTTGACTACTAAGGTTAATACAAAATACCTCCTGTAGTCTCCGTTCCACCACAGTGCCTATACCCTTCTGGAAAAGCATATTCAGGAGGGGCTCAGTACATATGGTCCGACTTATCTTCTGCGATTTCGGAGCAAAAGAAAGACGACTACCTCTCACGAGCTCAAAGCCCGACTCTCGAGCGCGAAAAGCTTCAACGTCGCGCCAGATACGGTCTCTAGAGATCGCCTGCCGAAATAATAACGGTAGGACCTCGTTTGTATGACACATTGTGCTGTTAACGTACTTCGTATAGAAGTCCGTCGACGGAGAACCAATGTTGGAGCCAGGCCCCGCACCGAAGTGACTTGCTATGTCACGGAGGTTAAGGAGCGTAGGCTCTCTATCGAGTTCAGCTGCCGTAAAAATATCACGCTTCCACTCCCGGTGTCCAGGGAGAAAGAAGTCATCAATGATAGATTTCATCTCATTGATAATCAGCTCATCTCGTAGATTACGCGGAGTAACACCCTCGAAGTT